TTATGTCGTTATAGAATAAAAAAACTTGCGATTGTATATTCCCTTTGAATGGCTCTCTCCAGTGTTCAATATCATATCCACGATAAACAATAGCATCTCCTTGATTCAAACATATTTGTTCGCCTTCTAATCCTTCTTCACCTGATTTCTCTACATACAAACCCCAATCATAACCATTAGGTGCATTGCTATAATCATAACCTAGACATACTGTAGCTGATACTTCACAACTTTCCCTATCTTTATGTCTAGGTAATTCTTGACCATATTCATAAATTCTTTGCATGGAAGAAGTTGGACATAAACTTAAACCAGTTATTTGTTCCATTTTTTTAGTACTATTATTTAATAATGTTTCCATTGCAAAATCGCCATACATACTAAAACTATCAGGTACTTGTGCTTGTCCATCGCTTCCTACGTTATGAAAATTACCTAGAAAATTATCATAAGGTAAAAATCCTCGTAAAATCATTGTCTTTATGGCTTTGCTTTTTAATAAAGTATAATCATATAAATAATTAGCCAATTCTTTCGATATAAAGTTTTTTACAAGTACATAGTTATTTTGGTTAAACAAAAGGCTCTCCACAAAACCAAGAGACTAGAGAATACCTAGTTCCCTTTGTTACAGGTCTCACTCTATGTACCATGTAAGAAGGAAAAACAATAACAGTTCCCATTTTTTCTTTGATTAAATTAGTGTTATTATCAAAAAACTCAAACTCACCACCTTCATAATTTTCATTAAGCACAATCGTCATTGATAATTTTCTTACAGTCTCATGTAATAAGGCATCTTCTGGCTTACTTATTTTAGTAAAGCCATTACCATCAAAATGAAAATCGTAATGTCCATTCTTTTTATACCTAGTTATTTGCATAGGTTCACAGGCACTAATCTTAAAATTCCAATTTGCATTTTTATTTGCAGCATTAAGATAATCCCAACAAATCTTATAAAGCCAATCATCATCGCACCAAACCACATCTGAATTTCTTGTTTTTTTCTGTAATTTTAAATTACTTTGCACACTATATTGAATTTTACCTTTAGTCCATTTATTTTTACCTAATTCTATTATTTGCTGACATGTTTCTTTAGTAAGTGCATTTTTAAAAATCCAATATGTATGTATTGCATTCTCTTTCATTTTTAAGCTCTAATGTTTCCGGGTGGCATAGAAATATAAAAATGGGTTATTGTATATCTACCATAGCCAACCTCTTTTGGTTCTGTATGCATTTTAACTGGTGTAACTTTATGCTCAAACATAGATGGGAAAAACAATGCTCTATTGTGTTTTAATTTAACCTGATGTTCGGAATCAGTAAATTCAAAATCGCCACCATGAAATAATCTTGGTTCTCTTACAAACCATATAAGCATAGTCCATGCATAATCATCCCAGTGAGAATCGTAATATTCATTATCTTCGTAATACGAAATCAACGAACTATCGGAGTTTGTAGAAAAGAAACTATTACAATAAGGTTTAATGTGACGTACCATATCATGAAATTGTTGTGTTCTTTGTTTGTACATATAATTAAATATGTGACTTTTTTGCATACCTTTAAGTGTAAATAATTCTTGAATGTGAAAACGAGATGCTTTAGATTTTGGTGTACCATCAGCCTCGTGTGCAACGTAAGTACTTTCTGCTCTTTCTACATTATCTTGAGATGAAAACCAGTCTAATTCCTTCCAAATATTTTTTTCTTCATTAGGTGTATACCAATTATCAAAGACTACAAAAGGTGTTTCACCATCTTTTTGAATCTGCACTTCCCAATTTTGTTGTTGAATATTATTAGGATTTGCAGATGATTTAAGTGGAACAGTATTATTTAAATCATTCATTATGTTTTTCTCCTTAGTACTTAATGACTTTAAAGTAACTAAAGAAATTTATTAAATTAAGAAATATAAGCTTTGCCATCCGTGATTGCATTATTAACTGTTGTCATATCTTCAGTTGTCCAAACATCGTAACCAACCATAGTTTCTAAAAAAGCTACATTGTGGCTGACAATTTCTTGTTTCATTTCGTCAGACAAATTATCAAGGTCTTCTTGTGACATAGTAACAACATTGCCACTTATTATTTCTTGTATTTTTGATGCAAAATCTTGCATATCATTATACATAACTTGTCTAAAATCAGCATCATTAATCAATAGATTCTCTCTATCTTCTGCTAAAACGTAAGTTGGCATTTCTATAAAACTCCTCTAGTTTATATAATTATAACATTAATTAGGTTGAATGTCAACCATTTTTACCTAAAAACTAAGGTCTGCTGGGGGATTTGATGAAGTGTAGAAAGTAACTTTGACATATCCTGCACCACCTGCACCACCATTTCTTATGCCCATGTTGGAACCAGCTCCACCACCACCAGAACCATTGCTACCTGCTAGTCCTGTATTATTTTGTCTTCCATCACCACCAGCTGAAACTGGAGATGAACCACCATCACCACCTATCATAGTACTCATTGTTGCAGAACCATTTTGACCAGAATTACCAGTGTTTGCAGTTACATTGTAAACACTTCCACCAGTACTCGTGCCACCACCTGAGCCACCAGCATTTGAGCCGTCAACACGACCTCTAACACCACCATTTCCAGTTGCTATAGTTGTACCAGCAAGTGTAACAGAACTATTTTGACCACTTGAACCATCTCCAGACCTATTTGGATTTGGCACAAACATACCTCCAGCACCACCTGAACCACGAATTGCACTTACAGTTTGTCCAGCAGAAACATTGTGGTAGGCAATAATGTTACCACCTGCTCCACCACCACCACCAGCGAAGTTAAACATTCCTCCACCACCAGCACCACCACCACCAGCACCAATAATTTGAACACCAATAGCTAAGACATTATCTGCAATAGTTATGTTAGTTGTACCTGCACCAGTAAGTGTTTGTGGGTCTGGTGGAGTATTATCAGCACCATAAAAATCAGCTGCTATCTGTATCTCACCAGAACTCGGTGCATTACCTTTACCATGATATTCAGATAAAGCATGAGGAGCATCCCCACCAAATTCAGTTGCGATATCATTTAAACTAACTTGACCAGAACCCGGGATTGGCATCGACTATTCTCCTTTTAATTCATTTATTTCTTGCTTAAGTTCTTTTATTGACTCGACTAGTAGACCTATGATTTGGTCATACTGAACTGTCTTATATGCTACACCATCATCTATCTTTAATGGTAACTCTTTCTCACTTACTGCACTTGGTAAAACTTTCTCTACTTCTTGTGCAATAACACCTGCTGATTTCTTACCATCAGCTTTGTATGTAAATGTATAACCATTAAGTTGACTTACCTTATCAGTAGCATTTTCTATCTTCTCGATATCTGTTTTAAGCCTTTCATCTGATATAGTAGTAGAGAAAGCAATAACATCACCATCTGCATGAAAATCACCATCAGCCTCAAACCTAAATTCATTACTGTTGTTTATAGTAATATCCATACGAGTATTACCTGTAAATGAAATGAAGTCTGTTGAATCTAAACCTATATTACCACTTGCATACACTGTACCAGTAACATCTAAAGATGTACCATCATAAGTCAAATTAGCTTCTGCATTCATAGCATCTGCACCTGTTGCTGTTACAATTCTATTATTACTACCATTAGTCATAAAATCTGACACATCGACAGAGATAGCGTCAGCCGCAACATCAATACCTGTTCCTGCACCTACAGCAAGTGTTCTTGATGCACTTAATGTACCACCACCTGTTAATCCATCACCTGCAACAACATCCGTGTTTATTGTAAATGTTAGGTCGTAAGGGTCAGCATCAGTACCATTATCTACATCAGTCCAGTTAATGTCAATACCACCACCTTCAACAAACTTTACTTCCTTATCATTTGTAATTGCAACTTCTGTACCATCACCATCTTCGAGAATCCACGTATCCATCGTAGCACCAGTAGCTACTGCTGTAACTTGTCCATAAGCATTTAAGGTGATTGTATCTATCTTTGTTCCATCATCTGTTGAGCCATAAGTAGCTGCACCTGCACCTGCTGCTGCAAGAGCAATCGTAGGTGTACCACCTTCACTAGACGATGAGCCTGATATACCTGTTCCTGCAGTAATTGTTGCTACATAGTTACCTGTTGTCTGTGTTGTTAAAGCCACAGGATTATCGGCTATATGTTCGGAAGCAACTGCATCATCTGCAATCTTAGCTCCTGTGATAGCATCACCTGCTATTTTTGCAGTTGTAACATTTGCATCTGCTATTTTGGCAGTAGTTACATTTGCATCTACGATAGAAGCAGTTACCACAGCATTAGCAGCTAATTCATCTGCTCCTACCGCATCGTCTGCTAACATAGAGTTTACTACTTTTTGAGCACCAATTGTAACTGCTCCAGTATTTGCCATTGTTACATCGCCTGATAATGCCGCCACTGTAAAACCTGTTCCATCACCTATAAGTAATTGTGTGTCTCCAACTGCTTTTGCAGAAACAACACCTGAACTATTAGCATCTCTAACTAATACTGAATTTGCACCTTGGTCTGCTATCTTCGCTAACGTAACCTGTGCATCTGCAATATGAGCAGTATCAATAGAAGCATCTACGTAGTGTTCTGAATTAATCGAGTCATCAGCTATCTTTGTACCATCAACAATGTCAGCGGCTAAGTGTGCCCTATCAATAGAACCATCTACATATTGGTCACTATTTATAGAGTTAGCAGCCATCTTCGCAACAGTAATGTTAGCATCTGCTATTTTAGCTGTAGTGACGTTGGCATCTAATATTTTTGCAGTTGTCACAGCATTACTTGCTATACCTCCTGCGGCAATTAGTGGTCCTTCGCCTGTTGTACCATCATGTGAGTGTCCTGATGAGCCATTAAAGGCAGATTGAACTGCGTCAAACTCGCCATCAAGGTCTGAAGCGTTAATAACGTTACCATCAGCTATATTGTTTGATGCATCGTTACGAGTATATCCTGTTCCCATTTTTTTATCTCCTAGCGTTAGTAATATACTGCAGGGTAGCAGCGTCTATGGTAAATGTAGTACTTACATTTTCTTCGTTAGTTTCGTATATAAGTGATGCAGAAAAACCTGAACCTATTGTCTGCACTTCATAATACGTTTGTTGTTTACCACCAAATGTAGATGTTCCAAAAGTTCCTGAACCATATGTAAAGTTACCTGAAGCATCACTTGAAAACTCTATTACATTAGGTTGAATGGAGTTTATTTGGTCAAAATCAAATTTAAGTGATTTTTTAAGTCCAAACTGACCGTTAACATCTAAATACGTTGTACCTCTATATATTGTCTTACGAACCTTTGGGTCTCCTATAGGTATAAAGGGTGTAGCAAATGTTGCAGGTATGTTTGTTCCATCTAAAGTATTTCCCTGTTCCATTCTGTATATATACCCATCAGTAGCACCAAAGTATATAAATTCAGTACGACCAACATATTCACTAAATGTTACAAAAGCATTAAAACCACGTAAGTCATTAAAAGCTATTCCATCTTCTAATTGGGTTGCAGCAATTCCTTTAGCTGCATCATTCGTGAATCCTGAATTGTATCCAAATATTCTATATTGACTTTTCTCACGAATAATTGTACTACTAAAACCGTTAGGACTACTATTTACTAAATCTAATACTTCAGCCTGTATTGTTTTTGATACAGTTGCAAGGTTAAAGTCACCTATCTTCTCAGTGGCTGAAAATAAACGAAGTCCATCAGGTCCTAAGAATATAATATCTCCACCTATCTCTTGTATCGTATCTTCTGCAATACAACCTAAATCACGAGAAACAGGTTTTAGTTGAAAGTCTGCTACACTACTACCATTAAGTATATTTATACTATTTTCGCTAAATATTATTAGTTGGTCACGAAATACAATTAAACCTGTAATTGTATCTGCTATATTAATTACACCACCACCATTAGCAATGCTAACATCATTATCTTTGTAAGGTGCAGAAAAAACTAATTTTTTTCCGTTACCAAAGAATATATGATTTTTAAAGTTTACTACAAAACTTGAACCTGATACATCCGATGGTAAAGAACTTAATTGTTCAAACGTAGTTCCATTAAATCTATATGGTTTAGCTGTACTGTCAACAAGCATAAGTTTTTCTGTACCATCAAAATCATACTTTAAAAACCTTACTTTAGTTGCACCACCAATTGTGACACCTGCACTATTGTATGTTGCATTGTCACTTATTTGTGTCCATCCTGAACCACTAGACCTAAATAAGTCATTACCTCTTACCACATATACCTGACTACTATAACTATGTATACCTCTTAGGACACCTGTGTTTGGTACAGTAGTTGAATCATACTTAGAGTATCCTTCTACTCTTCTGTATCCACCAAATATAGAAGGCTCAAAGTTACGTAATATACGTGCCGAACCGGGTGCTTGAAAACCTTGTTGATAAGGTGAAATATTTGTTATCAAGCCACCTTTAAATTCAAATGAGTAAGTTTGCCATGCGTCTGCCATTAGATAACAGACCTAGAAAATCCTGTACTACCACCACCTGTATTTTGTGTTATCATTGTAGAACGTAAGTAGTATGTTCTATTGATTAAAACAATACGCATATTTTTTATGCCTTCATCAAATTTTTGTTTAGCTACCATTGCATCTTGTGAATTACCACGAAACAAATAAGCATAATGCATTGCACCATCAACAATAATATGTTTAAATCTTTCAGGAATAACAGGAACATCATCAAACAAAATTAAATCTACAGGAAAACGATAATACTCATACACAACTGTATAGGCTTTATCAGGTTGAGGAGTAAGTAAATACTCTAATGCAGGTCCTTGTGCAACCCTTTGAGGCACACCCTTTCTAATACCTGTATTATATTCTTGGTCTACATATTTTTCAAGGTATTCTTCATACGCTATGTTGCCTAGTTTTATTGTTCCATTTCCTAAAGTAGTATCAGCCTTTATACGAAAGCTATCAAAATTAACTAACTTTGCATCTTGAGGAAATGAGTATCTTGTAACATTTGCAGATACTGTATCTTCTTGTTCTACATGATTAAAGGGCCAATTAAATTCATGTTGGTTTATGTCACGTATAGATGCATTTATTGCATCTTTTACTTGAGCATAAAAACCTGTAGCAGTAGGAAAATTACTTGAAGCAAGCTCTACTTCATTTAATCTGCGATTTACTTGGTTGACAAGTTCTAAATAATTATAAGCCATTAATTTTCCCTTATTCGCATTTTTACAGTTCTTTCAGCTTGACTTGCTGTGCTATCAATTATACTACAAGTAAAAATATATTCACGATTTAGCACTCCACCAGCTATATTTATAGTAGCTACAGTGTTTGTATTTGTTTGAGATATATTTTGTATACTGTCAGTTACAGCATTAGATGATGCAATTGTTAAAGTTTGTCCTGCGGCTAACGTTGTCTTACTTATTTCAGGTGTTTTAACAGACCATGTAACAGAAGAGATGGTAGCTGTATCAAGGAAACGTGACCAATCTATACTATAATCTAAACTTTCATCTGGGTCTTTTGGTGTCCAACGAAAAGACATTAAATTCTCCTATGCAGCTGCTCTACGTTCAGCAGCGGTATCTTGTCTTGGTACATATACAACTCTTTTTCTGTCGTAATCATCCGCAATAAAATTAAAGGTAACTCCTGTTGCTGTTATAATCCCTGCAGTAGATGTTCCTATTGCTGAAGTTATACGATGTGTATTGCTATGTGTTATTGTACCATTTATAACACCTGTAGCCGAAACAGATTGAAGTCTTTCTTGAACATCTATCTCAAAACCATCTATCTGTACTTGTTCTACAGCACCTGTAGCTGATACACCTGTTACACCTGCACTTGTTACTAAGAACACAGTTCCTACAGCACCTGTAGCTGAAACAGACTGAAGTATAAATGGTATAGTTCTAACGAAACCAAGTGTTACTGTAGCTGAAACACTTGCTAAATTTTCACTTGCACCAACTCCAACTGATGCGACTGTGCCTGTAGCTAGACTACTCGGAGCATTTATTGTAGGTGAAGTACTACCATATGTAGCTGTGCCATAACGACCAGTTCCATATATAGCATCATTAGCACCAAAGAATGCTTGAGCAAAAACAGTTCCTATAGAACCTGTAGCTGATGCACCTGTAATTGCCTCTGATGGATTTTCAGATAGTGTATTAACGAATCCTGTTGCAACAACAGAGCCTAGTGTTAAGCTCGAATCATTAACAGCAGTAACAGTTCCACTTAGTCCTGTAGCACTAACACCTGACAGTGTTACACTAATAGTAGGATTGACATCATTTACTGTTCCTGTAGCACTAACAGACCCTAAAACTATGATAGGAGTTACGACACCGAAAGAAGCAGCACCGTATTGTCCTGAACCATATATAGCATCATTAGCACCGTAGAACGACATGTCCTACCCCCTAAGCTATACGTATTACAGCGTTACTAGCGTCAGCAGTTGGGAACTGAATAGTCAAGTCACCTGCAGTAGCAGATACTGTACCACCAAAATCAATAACAGCAATTGCTTTATTAGATGCACTTGCATTATAAATAATACAACCATCAGCAGAGCATGTTACGTTTGAAAATACTTCATCGGCAAAGTCTACAATTGCAGTTGTTCCAGAAAGAGATATAGACGCACTGTCTAAAACCTGACCACCTGCAGAATAATTTGTACCACTTGCTTCGTCAGAGTTACCTGTTACGTCAGAGTAGTTAGCTGTAGCGTTATTGTATGTACCTGATGGGGATGCTTTGATAAGTGCTAGTTTAAGTGAATGAGTATCAAGGTCGTGAATACCACCTAATAATTCAGACTTAAAACTTTTGCACATTGCAGTCGTGATAGCCATTTAAAATCTCCTTTTAATATCACATGAAGTAAGGGCAACCTTAAAGCTGCCCTTAACTTATATTAAGTTTAAGCTAATTGGTCTCTGTCAACTTCGTCAGCAGACATATCACCTTGGTCACTTATATCCATCATCATTGCATACACACGTATTTTACCAGCAGTAAATGATGCACCACCACCTGCTAATAACACGTCAATAGTGTCAGCAG